GTTGTATTGCATAATAAGATGAGGATAGAGACTATTAAGGTCAAAAGACACCACCCAATCATACTTTCCCGGAATCGGTTCCTTAACATAGGCACCTGCGTACTTAGAATCTTTATCGGAACGAACGATTGGTGGAATAACAATATTTCTCTTTTTGAGATAGTTGTAGATAATCGTATCCCACATACGAACCTGGGAGAACACATCAGCATAGTTCGCCTTAGCGTCATACGCCATAACGATTGCTAGTTCAATCAGTTTCATCTTGTCTTCCATTCGGTCAACAAGTTCCACGTCAATGATATTGTATTCTACAAACTTTTGCCACCCGTTAGTATAGAAATCTTTGAATGTATCAAACTCACTGTGATCTAGTTTTTTCTGTCCAAGTTCTACACTCGCAATGTAATCCAGGCGATAGGACTCTTGCGCTTTGTAAGTGAACTTCTTATAAAGATTTAGGTAATCAAGTTGCGTGATACCCCCAACATCATAAGAAATGTGTTTTCTTCCCGCAATGAAAGTCTCTTTCTCTGTAACAAGACCCCAAGGTGAAAGACGTTTCATTAACTTCTCACCTAAGATCCTATCAATACGCCGTACCAAGTACGGCATATCATATAGTTCACTGTTCCAACCAGTCACAACCTCAGGAGTATTCTCCTCAATCATCCACCAGTTAATAAAGTCATTCAGTAGTTCGTACTCGGTCCTGAAACTCTTATAGATGACGTTCTGTTGCTTGTTATTAAAAGGTCCTTGACCCCAGGTCCGAATCTGTTTGGTAGTATAATCCTGCACTGTAATGAGAAGAACTTCCTCTGCAGCAGATTCAACATCAGGGAATCCATTTTCTGATTTAACTTCAATATCAATTGTAGAGATCTTGATTTTTGTAGTATCAAATTTAATCTCATCTTCAGGATACTTTTCAGAAATATACTGATAGATATACCTGTCGTTTCCGTAGATCTTGAAGTTATCTACGCTGTCATATCGTTTGATAAATTCACGACACTCACGAACAGTTCCAGGATCAATTGATTCAACATATTCACCTTCAAGAGTTTTATACTTTGTTTTCTTATTAGATGCAACAAAAAGAGTCGGATAAAACTTCTCTCGGGTTGCAAAATGTTTACCATTTTCATAACCTCGGACTAAGAAATGATCTCCGACCATTTGGACGTTCGTGTAAAATCTCATTCTGTAAGTTTCAAATACTCTTCAACTACTGCTGGAGTTGGATCTACGATAGTGAGAATATCACTGGATCGTATCATATATTCAGTTTGATTGGAAGCCTTTACCCAAGGTTCCATGCGACCATCTTGATAGAATCGATATGGTTTAATTAGTTTACAATCAGGATCTCCAATCTCAGATGGAACTTCCTTAACTTCACTAATCAAAACATTATCAATGTCCACTAAAAGACACTTAACATTATCAGTCATTTACAACCTCGGTTTTAGATAGTGGTGTAGGATTTACTTTACTATTATACATTTCTGTAATTGAATCTAGTGGATCACAGATAGTCGCCACAATATCAGTAGTAACAACATACTCTTTATTCTTGGAAAGAATCATCCAAGGAGTAAAAATAACATCTACTTCATAATTAGAATCTTTACTATCTGCTTCCATCAACATAGTTTTTTCTTGAGCACGAACAACCTGAGGTTGTTTGAGCAAATATCCTCGGACTTTCTCTTCCTGAACAACTTCTTGAGCATTAGCAATAAGTGTTTCTCCAGTTTTTAGGAGAATCATTTTAATAGTCATTGATTAATTTGTTTCCTCCGCGTATTATAGCATAGTTAGACGGTTGGTGGGGTAAAAGTCCGTACCAATTGTGGACGAACTAGTGCTGCCTTATCGCGAGCAACCAACGCATCAATTGAACTCTTATATGTATCTGTCATAATTCTGGGGTACAATCCAATCACAATAATTGGAACCAGAAGAGCACTTACAATGTAGACCTCACGAGATTCAGCATCCACCAGATTAGTATGAGCAACCAGTTCGGGATTCGGTTTACCGTAGAAGATTTCCCGAAGCATTGAGAGTAGATAAATTGGAGTAAGGATAACACCAATAGCAGAGACAAGACAAAGTACAACACGGAATGGAAGAGGATACACAGTATCGGTAGCAAATCCAGTGAAGACCATCAGTTCACTAATAAATCCACTCATACCAGGCAAAGCAAGTGACGCCATAGAACACATCACCCAAAGAGCAAACATAACTTTCATACTCTTACCAACTCCACCCATCTCATCCAATTGTAAAGTGTGGGTTCGGTCATACGTTGCTCCCACCAAGAAGAATAGAGAGGCACCAATCAGACCGTGACTGATCATCTGGAGCATCGCACCACTAGTACCGAGAGCACTGTAACTACCAATACCTATCAATACAAATCCCATGTGACTGATTGAACTATAGGCAATCTTTTTCTTTAGATTTCTTTGTGCAAAAGATGTGAGTGCTGCATAGATGATATTTACAGCACCCAAAATAATCAATACTGGCGCAAATACCTTATGTGCTTCTGGAAGAAGTTGACAGTTAAACCTCAGAAGAGCATATCCACCCATCTTAAGTAGAATACCCGCCAGCAGCATATGAACTGGTGCTGTTGCTTCTCCGTGAGCATCGGGCAACCAAGTATGGAATGGAACAATCGGAAGCTTCACACCAAACGCAATAAGGAATGCTGCATAACACCAGAGTTGGAAGTTGGGTGGGAAACCCTGCTCCATCAGATAAGTATACTCAAAGTTAGCGTGACCAGTCCAGAATCCCATCGCCAGTCCTGCAAGGAGAATGAACAGAGAACTACCAGCAGTGTATAGAATGAACTTTGTTGCAGCATACTGGCGGTTCTTTCCACCCCAGATAGAAATCATCAGATACACAGGCACCAGTTCCAGTTCCCAAGACAGGAAAAACAGAATCAAATCCTGAACTGCGAAGACCATAATCTGTCCACCGTTCATAATCAGCAGCAGGAAGTAAAACAGTTTCGGTTTGAATGTAACTGGCCAAGCAGCAAGTGCCGCCAGACTTGTAATAAAACTAGTCAGCAGAATAAGGGGCATTGATAATCCATCAGCACCCACGGACCAGGTGAGTCCAAGTTCTGGAATCCACGAAACCCGTTCCGCCATTTGTAGACCTTCAATAGCAGGATCGTATCCTTTAATATATGCTGCTATTGTAATCAGAAATGTAATCAGAGATGCTCCGAGACCATACCATCGGACAACTTTGTTTCCCTCTGGAAGTAGAGGGACTCCAAGAGCACACACAATTGGAAATAATATTGCTAGACTCAACCAGGGCATATTATAAGAAAAGAGTCACGTATATTTTAACACAAAAAAATAGAGGTTGCAACTGGATTGTGCCAGTTGCCCCTCTGCGGCGACGATATTCAGTTTTATTTAGAGAAAGTCTTTTCGTTGGTGGTGTTCAGGCACTACCTTTCCTAACTCAATAGTTAGTAACCCATCCTCAAATACAACTGATCTAACTTCCGTTTCATCTGAGAGTGTCCAAGTTCTGGTGAAAGATCTCTGAGCCATTCCTCTATGGACATAGTTTCCTTGGTCTTCAGAGTCTTCGCGCTTTCCTTCGACAAAAAGTTTTCCGTCTTGTGTGTAGACATTGATTTCTTCTTTTTTAAATCCTGCAAGTGCTAGTTCTAAGCGGTATTCTACGTTGCTTAGTTGAACTAGGTTGTACGGTGGATAGTTACTTGTCGTCTCGTGCAGCGTCGAGAGACGGTCGAAGTAATCATCCATACCAATACTGTACTTATTTATACGGTCCATAAGTGCAGGCAGATCGGCACTATGAAACTTCATTAAGTTCCCCATGGTTCTTAGCTCCTTTGAAAGCGAGTTTGTGTTGTGTGATCCCCGAAGGCAATCACACATATTTATAACACAAACAATAAAAAACGGGGTGGTAAACCCCGTAATTTTTTATTCGGTTTTACTCATCATCATACGCTTGTTCGATTACACTCTTTTGTCGAGTATTTTGTTGACCAACCATCTCTCGTCGTTCTGGGTCTTGAACAAATGAGATGTTCATGGTCCGACGCCTTTGACGATCTTGTTTTGCCATCTCTGTCTTGACATGATCTACTGCCCTCAAGATTGCTTGGTAGGTTCCTGGTTCAACTTCCCATTCACCATCCTCTGCTTTGATGCAATAAGTTTCTGCGAGTTTGATCAGATGTTTCAATTTTGCGTTAGAAACCTTTGTAGTCGGTCCTTTGGCACCCATGATGTAGTGAATTCAATTACTCGGACATTATAAGGTATAAAAAAGGGGGCGTCAAGCCCCTCTGTTTTTATTCAGTTACTTCAACCTTTTTCTTCTTTGCTCCAATATTGTACTTAGTTTCAAGAATCCAGTCTTGCTTATCCTTGTATGCCAGAACTTTAATCTGATTCAGTGGAGCGATATCTTGAATCTTAGTGACATCTACGATACCAATGAGACCCCAATCGGCAAGCAATTGAGCGATGCGATTGCGTCTCTGAACATCATTAACTGTAAGGTTAGCATGTTTGCCGTCAAGGGCAAACAATTCCTTAAAATGAACAAGATAGTATCTACCTTGTTTATGTAAAATATGGCAGGATTGATAGATTTTCTTTTCTTTCCTTGACGCCACTCCGATACGAGTCAAAGTTTCACGGACCTTCAAAAAGTCGTCAGGTTCATTGAGAACCACTTCTACCATTTGTTCAGGTGTCCACTTTATTTCGGGTTCTTGAACGACACTCATCGTTTTCCTCCAATCTCAAATTTCGCTTTAATAAAATTAAGTTGTTCTTCTGTAAGAATCTTCAAAACTTGCTTTGCCTTTTCATTACTATAACCATAATAACGTTTGACATAATCAAGATCTTTGATCTTATCTTGTCGGAGCCAGGGAGAAAATCTCTTCTTTTTCCTCAGACTATTTAGATAAAAATCATATTGCAACTTTTTTGGAAGGAAATGATACTGATTCATTTCATTAGCAAACATAATTGCATCAAGATGTCCCGAGAAACAGCGATTGATGATATATGGAGAATATTCTTTTTCAAGTGAGGGATCTTCATCAATTAAATGCTTTTTGGTTTGATTGATAGAGTTGAGCCAATCTTTCAATTCCATTAGTTAGTTAATCCCTCATCTTTTAATTTTTTGTAATTATAACATCCATCAAAATTAAGTTTAATTTTAGGTCCCAAATTGTAATTAAAAAGAACAAGTTCTTTACGTTCTTTTTGTTCTCTCATGTACTCCCCAACGGAACGCATAGTATAAGTTAAATCAAACTCTCCTGTTTGATAGTCATTAAATCTTTCACGGATGAGTTGAGATGAATTATAAGATATAAGTTGAGGACCAACAAATCTATCACAGATAGTGGCAAAGGTATCGTGATCAAATGATTTATGCATATCACCTTTCTTACCATAAAGGTTAGATCCAATTTCGTAAGGAGGATCAAGATAAGTGAAAATATTTTTATCGTCAGTAAATAATTCCTGATAACGATGATTTGTGATCTTCCAATTTTCAATAATTTTAGAATATCCAGGAAGTTTATCTATTCCTCGCTGTGAGAAGTTGCTGTTGGATGCTTGTGCAGAAAAGGATGAGGATTCAGTGAGACCAGAGAAAGAGCACTTGTTAATAATAAAGAAACTAACAGCACGATGAAAGGATTCTGTTCTTTTTTCTCCATAATTTAAATATTCCTTCGCTTCAAGAAATAATTTTCTAGCAGATTCTGTATCTGGATGACGACATTTTAAATCAGTCAGTTCATCACGCATTCTTTGACCATTGTCCCTCAATTCACACCAAAAGTTGTAGAGAGGTTCATAAAGATCATTAACCCAAATATCCAAATGTGGATACTTCTTGGTGATATGAATTGCTACGCTACCACCACCAAGAAATGGTTCACGATATTCCTTGTATTCATCAAGATTAGGAATGTATTGATCTAGTTTGGTACAGGCACGGGATTTACCCCCTGGATACCTGAGGGGAGTTTTCAGAGATTTCATAATCAGGTTTGTTATACTTCAAAAATTCCCAGAAGGTAAGTTTCATTTCCTTGTGGGTCATACCACAGTGTTTTGCTGCAGCAGGTAAAGTCATTTTAGCACGGAACAGTGCTTCATTTGCCTCTTGAACATTTTGAGGTGTAGTCTTTACTCTTGGTTCTACTAGATTTTTAGTATCAATTTTAAAAAAACTCACAACAGATCTCCATAAGGAGTATTGTCCTTATGAAGGAGAACTCCATCAACCTTATTGAGTAGTTCTCTCATATCTTGATGAAGAACACGATATCCAGTTCCAACATAGAGTTGTCCTAGAACAACTGCAAGAGTAGCGACTCCCCAGAAAATATAATAGTGAGATGATTTCATTTGTGCTAGTGTTTTAGTTTTTTTAATTTTCATAATCACATAATTAATTTTTTACTTGGTGTTTTTAAAACGGAAAACATTTCCTGATATTGTTCCTCAATCTGATCTTGAGTATCAGCAATATAAACAATATACTTTCTAGTTACTTCCAGTTCCTCACCCTTCCC